AATTTATCTTTATATTGTCTGTCTCTTTCTTCCTTAGCTTCTTCTTGGCTTTTATTTAAAGTAGTAAGTGCTCTATCAAATTCTTTATCTATAGTCTTACCATCTTTAATATATGTTAGCATATCATTAGCTCTATCTTCATCTAATCCACTAACTAAAAATGATTGTTTTATATATTGGATTTTATCATCTTCACTCAACTTGTCTTTATCTATAGAAGAATAATCTACAGTATTATTAAAAGTACTTATATCATTACCTGCTATTAAATGTTTTGCTACATCCATAAGTACAGGATGGCTATTTAAAAATTGTTGTTGTATCTTAGCACCTTCAATTTTTCCTAAATCTTTAGCTAGCTGTGACCAACCTTCTACAGTATCATCATAAGTAATATCATTACCATCTTTATCTGTTAAATCATATCCTAATTCATTTATAACTCCTTTAATAGCAGACTTCTCAAATTCTACTTCTGATTTAGTTTTTACAATATTACCTTTATCATCTACTTGATTACCATCATCATCATATGTAGGCTCGTCATTTACAAATTTTTCTACATCTTCTGTCTTTGCTACTATATTACCATCTTTATCTACTATATTACCTTCTTCATCGAAACCTTCCCCTTTAAAATGAGATAACAATTCTTTTCTGATCTCTTGATCTTCTTCTGATAAAGTAGAAATACCATCTGTATTATAACTTTGTAATAGTTCTAGAGTAGAGACAGTATTATTACCATCTTCATCTTCTTCACCACCTTGTTCTCTCTTTCCTTTTTCCCTAGCTTCTCTAGCAATCCTATCTTCCTCAGATTCTTCTAGTGACGTCCTATCTGATCCTACTCCTGTACTTAATACAATATCTAAATCTATAATATCGTCATCCTCTCCTTCGGTTATAACAGGAAATAGATTTAGATCTTCTAAAATATTCTTTTGCTCTTTCATTATTCTTTAATATTAGATTATTGATTATTAACTTTATTCTTTTCTGTAGTCTTTTTTAGATTAAGTTCTTTTTCTTTTAAATCTAGTTCTTTATTATCTACTTTTATTTGGTGTTTTAATTCTATATCTTTTCTATCTTGTTCTCTTTCTTCTACAGGGTTAACTAAACTAGTTTCATCCGTATCATTAGTACCTTCTTGTCCTGCTTTTATCTCAGCAGCATCTATAGTTGATCTGTATTTCATATCTGCTTCATATACCTTGATATTTCTATCAGCTTGTTCACTAGCTCTTTTATCACCCTCTATTCTTTCATTAGACTCTAAAGTATTTCTTTGTAATTCTTCATTCGCTATACGTTCAGTTTCTTCCATTTTTCTAATAACTTCCTTACCTTTAGTGTAATTAGATAAATCTAGAGCTTCCATAAAGATAGCAGAACTACCACTGTTTTGAGCATAGCTAAACATATAGGATTTTAAATCTTCTAATTTTTGATTCTCTTTTATACTGTTTTTAACAAATACACCATATGAAGTATTTAAATGATGAATAACATCATCTGGATTCATATTTAAAAATGCTTCTCTCTCCTCACTATTAATATATTTAGCTTTCTTACCTCCTAGAAAAGCAAGTTTACTTAAATCCAATAACCCTTCATAATCTTTTTCTTGGAATTTCTCAAATTTTCTATTTAGTTCTTCACTAATAATAGCACTTCTAAATATAGCTTGTTCATTTACTCCTTTACCATCACTAGCTTTAGTATCGCCGAATCTTTGTCTATTCATACCAATAGAATCCCACCAATCACTCTTTATCCCTATTAGTAAATCTCTACTTTGATTAATAAAGTTATTTAGAGAAGCATCTAAAACTTTTACTCCCTGTAAGGCTAAAGCAGCATTAGGAGCAGCTTCATCTACAAACATAAATCCACTAGCTCTACTATGATATAAAGCCTTTTCTTCATTCCATCCTTCCTTATCTTTAGGTATAAGTCCAATAGGCATCACTAAAACTTTATCCATATTCCTATTGATCATCCTCTCTATTTGATAATGTACTACATTATATAGTATCTGATATACATAACCAGTTTTAGCTAAGGAAATAATTTCACCATCTTTTGTACAGGTATATCTTCCATTATAAGGAAGCTTTTGTTCAGATTTATTATTAAGATCAGCCCTATCATAAGGTAAAGGTCTAACATCTATATAAATTTCTTCTATTGAAGGGTCTTTTACCTTCCAACCTTCCCATACTTGTGTAATCCAATCCCATTCTATCTCTATATCTCCTATTGTCTCATCCAACTTATAAGTATCATCTACCTCTATTTCTTCAACTCCTAATTTACCTTGTCTATATAGGATACCTACCTTTTGAAAACTTCTCCATGTGACATGATATAAGGTTACTCCAAATGTATCACTATGTAAACTATAGGTTCTTTTATCTGCATCATTAGCAATATAAGCTGTAGGTAACCATGTATGTGTGTAAGGATACAACTGATAATCTTTATTTCTATTTAAACTATCTAAAGCAGCTACGTCATCATCGTTCAATCTATCATGAAACTTGTCTAATATATAGTTAGGGGTAACAGACATTCTACGCACAAACCAATCTGAATCCTCTATGAAAGGAGATTCATAATTCTTAGGGAAATAACTCTCTAAAGCAGAAACTCCCTCTATATGTACATCATCATGGTTAACTTCCTTATAGGAGATACATCTACCTACAGTTAACCAATCATCGTACATTTTTATATATTTCTCATCTAAGTCTTCACTATATTTAATATAATCTAGTACTTCATTACCTGTTATGATATGATTCTCTTTAAAAGTTCTAGCAAACTCATCTATCACATCTTCTACAGGTTCTTGTTGTACTGTAGGTTGACCTGTCTCAATACCAGCTTGATTCAAACCATTAACGGCAGCTTGTGAATAGTATCTTTTTAATGCTATCCCTAACTCTTTCTGGTATTTTGTTTCTGTTTCTGGATTAGTACCTACTACTTGGTAATTCTTTAACCTTTTACCAAACTCCCCAATATATAAGTCTAGTACAGGACTTATGATATCAAAATTCCTTAGTCTAGCACTAAATTTAGTGTATTTTTCTATTTCTGTATTGAACGGGTTTAATACATAGTTATAGTCTTCTTTAGTTAATTCAGTACTTCTTACTCTATATAATCGAAGCATTTCCTCATGGTCACTATTGATAGCTATTTGGTCTATAAAGTAATCCACGTTATTTTCACCCCATGATTTTTCACCTTTAGGTTTAGTTAATTTTTCATCTAAAGATAACTTCTGTTTGGGATATATGCTTGTAGTCATAAATTGAATTTTAAATTGAAGTTAGTACCAATCTCTATCAAAAATATGTTGACTTGTACCATTATTTCTATCAGTAGATGGTTTATGCACTTCAACAAATACTTGCTCTTTTTCATCAAACATACCTACTATAAGAGTAGATACCCTGTCAAAGTTTCCTTTCATATTCCACTTAATTAATTCTTTCAAAAGAGCTTCGTCATAAATATAGTGTAAATTTAATAATTCATTTCCATTTTCATCTGTTCCACGCTTCCTTAAAAGCCAATCTCGCACGTATATAATACCATCCTCTTTACGTTTATCATTAATATGTATGCCTTTTTTCCGTCCTGTCTTACGGGTCTGCAATGCTTGCTTCCATAAAATATCTGGCTCATCTACAAGCATTTCCAGACATTTTTTCTGTCTCGCATAATTAAAAACATCCCCCCTATCATTCTCGAACATTAGTTCAGCGTTGTAATATCTTATTAAACGGAACATGACATCATTATATTCATCCGTAGTATCACGTCTGCCAGTAAATGTAGCTACTAAACGATCACCTAAGCCTACAGTGATGTTATTACTCTTTTCAAATATATAGGTACAACCTAATGAGTCTTTAGTATTTATATATTGAGTTTCTTTAGGAACTGCGTAAGGGTCATGCCAAGCTCTATAGAGTTTCTCAGGTACAACTCTAATTCCGTTACCTATATCTACTCTATATGGGGGAGACCACATAGTTACAGTACCTTTAACATTAGTTTGAGGTTTAATTGGGTACTCCGTTATAAAATCATGATATAAAGACTTTTCATTATCAGGGGCAAACATCTTATCTTTAAATCTAAGTCCTTTATCAGTCTCTATAATATTACCTACTTTCATCAAAGATCGTATACTAGGATCTCGTTGTACCCTCTTTAATTGTTCTACTAATTGTTCTACTGGTAATATACTATCTTGTTTCCTACTAAAGGCTTCCCTTGGGCAGAAAGGTTCTTCCATTATGTACCCATTCAACTTACTAGAACCCCTTTTCTTTCTTTTCTCTCTTTCTTTCTTTTCAAATACTATTGCATCTTCCTTATTACTATTACCATGCTTATCTATAAAACCATCCTTATTAACTTCGGTAGGAATAAAGAAACCACATTCAGTATTTTTTTGTCCTTCATCCCACACATTTTCAAAACTCATAAAGTTTTCAGAGTTAGGGGAAAAGAATAGTTCTTCAAAGGCTTCCCATAACTTACCTTCACCACCACCAGTTCCGAATACAATCATAAGACCTGTTATCATGTTACCAGACCGTAGAGTAGGTAGAGTACTATCTAGTACATCTGATAAATTAGGACATTTACCAGCCTCTTCTATCATTACTAAATCAGCATCTTTTCCCCTAGCAGCACCGGGATTATTTGGCCCAAATGATACACAAATAATTCTACTTAAATACCCTCTTTCTACACCTAGAGAATCACTTAATTTATAACCAAATTTAATAAAATCCTCTCTATCTACTAAACGTCTTTTAGCCCAGTCAGTATTTTTATTTAGAAATTGTAGATAACTATCAGCCATAGTCATAGTACCTTCTGGATATAAGCTATCACTTACATAAGCTCCTAATAAAGTACAACTATTTCTAACTAGATTGGCTCTATTAGCCGCTATCCATCCGTTTTTGTACGAATAACCTTTTCTACGAGACTTTCCCACTACAAGATGGAAACCAAGAGTCCTAGCCAGTTCCTTTGCTTTAAAGTAGAAGAAGTCACTATCCCAAAAGTCAGGGAACGTGATAGACTTTTCTGCACTCTTTATAAGCATCTCTCCATCAGCAGAAGCTATAGCACCCTGTACTGTCTTTTTTTCTATAGTCCTCTTTATTTGCGCAAAATTAAGATACCCATAATGCTCTCCAGTTATATGTACCTTCTGCATTTTATAAGTACCATCTTTATCCCTAAGTAATCTCCCAGGCAGTACTAATCCTTCTTTACATCTTCTCTCTTCCTCATCCCAAAAACTATCATAATCCTTTTTGTCATATACTGGGTGTGCCTTAGTATAAACACCGTCATTTAAGAACCCTTGCGCTGTCTTACTAAACTCATGGGTATTAATAAAAGCAATATCATCTGCCTTAAACAATTTGATACCATCATAACCTTCTACAATATTATAAGGGTTATCGATGGTACCTAAATTATTGTCTGTATGTAAAGCCTCTATTACTCTTTCTGGTATTACTTGTATATCATTAAAAGTAGGAGTTATCATTTATCTTTATAAGTTTCATTAATTAAATCATCTACTTTAATATAAGAACCTATAGATGAATTAATAAATAGATTATAATGGGTTTCACTATTTCCTAAGATAGCACTATTAGGTAAATCTAATTCATACTCTAATGCCATATCATAAACTATACCCGGATTTGGTAATTTATAATATTCCTCTCTCTTACCTAGCCAAAAACTATAACAAATGGGATTAGTAGATATTCTCATAGAATATTCAGCCGATTTTATAAC